TGCGGCGACTGTTGGTGTTAACCCTAACTTTAGTAGTCTTACTTCAGTTGCAGCTGGTGCTAAAGATACCTTGGCTGGAACTCTCACAAGTGCCTCAGTCATTGGCATAACAGCTGGTGGAGCAGGTACTACAGCTACTGGACAATTCGTATCTGAGATTACCGTTATCGATTAGTGAGGAATCCTCGTGAACATCCGTTTTGGAAAGATAATCTCATTTACTGTGACAAGTGCAGTAGTAGTATTAACTACTGCAGATGTCAAGGCAGTCCCCGTGGTACCAAATTTTACCCAGGGCTCAATGTCGAGCCACACGGAGACTACTAGTAAGGTAACTGAGACAATAAATTCTATGGACTACAACACAGGATATCAATATTCTGTGACTGGCTCAGGCGTAACCGCTGATGGCAACCTGTCACCTACGACAGGAACAAACAATGTAACTATTAATGGCGTGACATCATCATGGACAAGTATAACAGGCAAACCGAACTTTGTACAGACAACACCAGGAGCAGCGTTTCAGTTCACAGAAACCCTTTCTGGAGCTGGGCTTCAAAACCACACAATAATTCAAAGAGAAACAGAGGTGACATCAATCACCGACACAACAAGTATATTCCAACAATAGGAGCATTATGTCTACTAAATCTTGCGATTGCCCCTGTCATAAGGGCGGAGACTGTAGGGGGTGTGAGTGCAACAGCAAGTCCCATAGCTAATAGTTCTGGCTCAGTAACCAACCAGGCAATACAGGTTTTACAATGTCCATACATAACCAACACATATGGTAGTGGTATACAATGCCAAGGACCTACCATGAACTTCACGCCATACCTCACAGGTGCGGTGTCACAACAGCATCCCTATGAGCCAATCTATATGGATCCTGTGTACGACATGTCAGACTTGAATGAGGATGGTGTGTTAGACAATCCAGGTGACGTACTATACCACATCCCCACAAGAACAGGTCAAAAGAATAACACCAACATTGCAGTAGGTTTTAGTGCTACATGGTCTAAACCATTAGATAAGTCATTACAAGACCAATGTAAAGCAGCAGCACAAGCAAATATTAACTTGATGACTCAAGCGAATGCCAATAAGCGACTTGATTTTGAGATAGCCAGGTTAAAAAATTGCGGAGAATTGATGAAACAGGGAATTCGTTTCGCTCCTAACACAGAGTATGCAAAGATATGTGCTGACGTACAGGTAGTTGGTGTGAACTTTATGGTTCCACATAAACATAACATTGAAGGAACCGAAAAGAAAGAAGTAAAAGAAATTGATCTTACTCCTAAAGAAGTATCAACTGATTCATCATCCTTAGGAACTCATTCTATTGGTACACTAAAAGAAAAATAATTATTTTTTCTTAGGACGTTTGATAGGAGGTAGTCCTTTCTTCTCACGATACTTATCAGCTCTAATATCACTAGCAGATAGTTTAGGAGGTTCTTTACCTAATAGTTTCTGAATTTTTTTAACTGCCTGTTTAACTATGGGTTTGATAGCCTTCAATAGGATAGGAGTTGCAGTAGCAGCTGCGGTTGCTACGATTGCTATACCTCCAGTTTGTGCAACCTGATTAGCAGATGGTATTCCTTTAACAACCTGATCTGCAAAAGATATTTCTTCAGATATTGCTATACATTCTTTTCCAACCAATCTATACTCAATAATTTTTTCTTTTCCATCTTTAACTAACGTACCAATTGGTTGCTTTAATTGTTGTGCCTCTGTAGGGCACTTTATTTCCTTTGTAACTGTCTTCTTTGGTATTTCTGGTGCATCTACCTCAAGATCCTTTGGAGGGGGTATAGCGGGCACCTCTGCCTCTCCTGTGAATTGCAAATCTTCTTTGTTGTAATCAATAGGGTTAAAGGATGGTTGCTGACCATCACAATAAACCCTCACACCTTTAGGATCATCTCCTTCCAGCATGTTATTCTCATCAACCTGATGTGCTTCCACACAACCAGGCACATCAACAATAGGTACGCCAATCTGACTAGTGACTGGTGTACCTATTCTTATTGTTTGAGGTGGTTGTGCCAAATAATCAGGAGTGTAAGGGATACGAACAGTATCAATCTCACCACCCTTGATTTTAATCTCAGGGATCTCCATCATATATTACAAATATAATTTAGAAAGGAAGAGCAGGTCCTGTTGCACCAGGTAATTCAGGCATAGCACCGCCTATAGCATCTGGAAGTGCTCCACCTACTGATCCCATTACTGCCTCAGTAATCTTTCCTTTGACGCCATCTAAGAGGGCATCCTTGTTAAGATATACGTAACCAGCACCGCCAACAGCGGCACCAGATACAACAAAAGACGTAACAGCGAGTACATTAATTATTTTTTGCATGATTATAACTTATAGGGTTTGTCGTCGGTAGTAATTTTAAGAGGTGCTTGTTCAACTCTAATAGTTTGAACAGGTCCACCAGATCCAGCTTTCGCTATGATCGCTTCGATATCTTTAGCAGTGACAGGAGGAGGTCCACCATTAGTAGGGTTACCATTCTTATCCATCTTCATAGTACCGTCACCTTTCTTAGATGCGGTCTGAATTCCGAAGCTAGCTAAAACTCCTGTAAAAACCGAAGCTATAAATGTCGGATCTATTTTCTGTTGAGGGACGCCAGGTATGGCGACATAGTTTAAAGTTAAGATCCCTCCAGACCAGGCCAGCACAGTAATTCTGACAAATGTACTGATGATTGCTGCTTGCTCTTCGGGGTCGGGAAGAAGTGCATCTTTTGCCTTAGCAAATATACCTTTCTTCTCTTCCTTTACCTCTTTAATTTTTTCATTAGTCATTATAACTTATCAAGGCCATTCTATTTATGCCTGTGCTTCTTTCCAAGAAATACGTGCGTCAATCTTAGCAGCAGAACTACCAATGTTAGTAACTCGGATACCTACAACCTCTGGTCCATCTGGGAAGATACCTGATGGATTTGGTGGTTGTGTATTTTCATAGTCATTTGTACCACCACCTAGAATGGAGTTAGAGATCTCTTTAACTTCAGCTAGACTATAACTTTCAGGGATAGCGTTACCATCAGATCCACCAGCATAGAATCCGTAAATAACTTCACCACCAATATAATCAATGTTAGATTGACCATTCATGTTAGTATATTGTGCTAGAGATGTACCACCAACAGGTAACCAATCAACAGTTTGAGTTGGAATTGGATTCAATACCAGTTCCACAAAGAACTGTCCCTCAGATAGCACGTCCATGCTACGTAGAACCAACTGCATTCTATTAACAAGATCTCTAGTACCAAAATCACCAGATATACCATTGTCAACAGATGGTGCTAGTCTAAGAGCAAGAACAGAACGTGTCTTGTTATTACCAGTACCGATCTGTCTTCTTAATTTAGTACCAACCGTATACACATATGCTCGGTCATCGTCTAGTCTACCATCCATGATAATAGATGAACCCCAGTGACTAATCTGTGGTACAGACGTTGCACCAATCAGTTCTACACCAACTGGTTGAGTAACATCATAGTTAAAGTTCTGTGCTGATGAAGATCCAAGAGGAATAAACCTAACACCAGATGGGTTTGCACTGTTTACTGCTTTACTCAATATAATATTATTGCCACTAATAGAATGAACAAAAGTATCAGCGGGAACACCACTACCAATAAGTCTTTGTCCTTTCTGAATACCAGTGTTGGAGTTTACAGTACCAGAAGATGTACCAGATGCCATAGTCAAGTCAACACTTGAGTTACCAGCTTGCTCTCTAATAATACCAGTAAATGATCCAGAGAATGAACGTGCAAGTGGAGACAATGGAGATCCAACCTGTGTATCAAGAGAGATACCAGTTGAGTCACCTTGAGTTAAAGTAACTTTAAAAGTTGTAGCAGATGGAACTGCAGCAACATAGTATGGTTTGTTAGAAACAATATTTGAGAACGGTTGGTCAAAGATAATAGTCTGCTGACCACCAGGACTTAGACCAGTAGTAGATGCAACTTCAATAGTATTTGCAGATCCACTCACATTAATAACATCTTGAATGAATTGAGTCTTACCAGTGTAATTAATATATTCCTGAACACCTGCAGTACCACTAGTAGTTCTCTTAACACGAAGAGTTCCTGATGATGGGAAGTGTGTTGGTGCTGTGTTTAGATATAATGTAGTATCTCCACTAGAGAATGTCTTAGATGCAGTAGTAGCAGGAGGTAGAGTATTAACTTCATAACGAGCTGGTAAGTTACCAGATCTCATGTATGCTTCAGTGTTCTGGTTGTTGTTAGGAATCTTGTGTGCGTAGATAACGTCACCATCCAAAGCACGGAAACCCCAACGTACAAAACCTGCACCATACCAAGAGTAGTCCATGTAGAACATCTGCATCTTGGTTGGGTCAAGAGTATAACCAGTCTTACCAGTTCCATCACAACGGTCAATGTTCCAGTCAGACTGATTCCATTCTGTTTCTACAGTCTTAGTTACGATCATGTTCTCTGCAGCAAGTGCTCCAGAATCATTAGGACCACGATAGTCAGGGAAAATAACCAACTGTGTATCAGAAACAATACCATCAACACGATAAGAAGAACCACGAAGAATAATATAATCACCTGGCTTCAACTGTTTTGAAAACTTAGTACCCTGTCCATTAGGACCAGTGTAACTAGAAACCAAAGTGCTACCATTTGCTACTGAAACTCTACCTGCCAACTGGAATGTAGAAGTTCTACGTACAACACTAAGATTACCACTTGCCCAACGGAAGAAGATACCATTCTGTTGATCCATCATACCAAGTTCTAACTTAGTACCATATGAATTAACTGGTGTTACAGTATACTCACCAGAAGCTTCTGATTCAGATGGAGCAGATGACGTAACATACTCAAAAGTATATGGGTCAATGATATTAGTAACATCATAAACACCATTGTAATTATTATCAGTTACACCACGAACATCAACAACTGTATCTCTAGTAACGTTATGTGCTTCAGAAGATACAACAGTTACTGTAGTACCAGATGCTGAGATATTATCAAGGTTTGGTAGTGCTGGTTCCAAGATAGAACCAGTAGAGAATGAGACACCTTTACCAGACTGATAACGGAAATATCTTTTTGTTTGTCTAATTGCCTGTTGATTTTTAGAAGAAGAGTTAGTAGAGAATTTAACACCACCATCAAAAGATCTATGTACAGATGCTCCCTGTGGTCTTGGATATAGTTTGATAGTTCCACTGTTTACAGAACCAGATGGTGCTGCATCAGGGAAATAAAAGAATTTAGTTGGGGTTTCTACTCTAGAAATAACCCAAGATCCATTAACATTGGTACCAGAAGAACCAGCAATTGCAACTTCATTACCAACTTCCAAACCATGTGCTTGTGATGTTTCTACTTCAATAGAACCAGACATCACACCAGATGGTGTGGACAAGGTTATTGTTCCACCAAGATCAGATCCACTAAAGTGAATACCTTGATAGATAGCAGTTCTTGCAGGAGTATATACGTCCTGAGCACCCTGAGTCCATTCATATTTTGCAGTATATCTAAAACCAACAAACGCTCCTAATGTACTTACACTATCAATAATAAAGACACCGTTCGCACCTTGGAATTCAGAGTCTTGAACATAGATAGCAGAACCAGCAGCAGGGGAGTTAGAGCATGAGACCTCAACTTCTCTACTGTTAGTAGAGGTTTGCATCTCAGTAATTACAATAGGATCTTGTGACTTATATGCAAATGGGTTGTTGTTGATCATTGCCAACGATTCCCACTTAGTATCCTGAGTACCATACTCAAAGTCAGTATCAATCTGTGCCTGTGGTTGAGACATCTTGTGCTTGTTTACAGCATCATTGTATGTCTCTGCTGGTTTTATAGTCTCTTCAAAATCATCATAAATGATCTGCAACTTGTCTGTGTCAGACATTGCAGTTGTATTATATGACAACACAACCCTAGTAGTGGTGTTGTTACGAATATCAGTAGTGATTTCGTATGTAGTAGCAGTCAGTTCAGGATCCGAGAAATTATAGATTACCTTGTTGGATGTTACATTAGTGATAAGAACTAATTGCTCACGCTGAATACCACCAGGGATGATAACTTCTCTAGCGGACGCATCAAAGAGATAATAATTACTTTTAATGGATTTTCTTGCCATTACCTATGTTCCTCGGATTTGATATACTTATGCTTTATGTATTTATCAGACACCGTACTTAGCACGTGTGGCATTGAAGTTTTGGGATATTTCTGTAGCAGTTAGAACCTTGTTATAAACTTGGACTTCACCACACTCCATAGGTAAGTATATTGCAAGAGCACTATCAAGTCTAGCACCAATCGCCATGGGGTATCTTGTATTACCATCCAGAGATCCAACACTTCCTGAGACAGTAGCTGTTCCAGCATTAGAACCATCTCTATATGGTATTAGTGTCTGTCCTGAATAGTTCCAAGTAA